TCTACCAATGACCCAAACAATAATGCAAACGGAGCATTGGTGCTTAACCATGTTGTGCCACTATCCGCACCAGCAGTTAAGCTAGTTGGCCTATAGTAGTAGTGTAATTCTATAGTATAATTTGAGTTTGGGGTAGGTCCAAGTATAAAGTTTTCTGAATCAAACTGTGCGTAGAATCTTGGCTTTGCTGTGGAAGACGAAGCATCATATGCCTCTTGTATAAAATTTACATCTTTTTGTAAAAGAAAAGACTCACTTCCAGATGTTGTTATCTGTAATGAAAAAGATGCCAAATAATCTGCTGGTAATGTTAAAAATTTATCGCTTGTTGATAATGTTGATGTAACATTTTTTCTAAATATCTCTAAATCAACATTCTTGAATATTCTTTCTTCTGCTGCTTTTATGAAGTCGGATAGATGATTTACAAAGGTTGTTTCAGAATTATCCGTATAATCCTGTATCGCTGTTTTTAGTTGCGCAAATGTAAAGCTCATTTAAGCCTCCAAAGTAACTGGTCCTACTGTAGCAAACACACCACCACCTGTAATTGAGCCAGAAGTAGATGCTGCCGCAACAGTAATAGTATATGTATCATCTGTTAATTTAGTTATAGCATATCCTGTAGATAAGTTAAAGTTAGCGGCTGTTAGCCCATCAAAACCTAAACAATTTCTAAATCTTACTGTATCTGATGTAGATCTTCCATGATCTTTCTCTGTTACCGTAACAACAGTACTACCGCCTACTGCAGCAGCCGTTGTAAATGGATCAACCAGTAACAGCCTTTCTGTCGCAGGCTCTATTCTATCTGGTCTTGCATTTAACAAAGATTGGGTGTCATCAGTTTTAAATTTACCTAAATGATTCTGTGGATGATCCGGATCAACAACATCATATCCAACCATCATACCAGTTTTAGCACCATTTCTAATCTCTGGTATTAGTTCCCTTAGAGGATATCTAAATCCTGTTTTATCGCATATACCATATGCATATTTACCAACTGAATAAGGCATTATTTTTCTTTCTTGGTTTTGTAAAAATACTCATCACTGTCACCAAATCTATCTAACTTACCTTCGTTTTCAACTTGATAATAATCTGTGCTAACCAAAAAGTCAGGTGTTAGAGGTTTATCTGGTGTTAAACTATTATCGTATATTCTTGTTCTATTATTTGGATACAAACAAAACTGACCATTTTCCAGTTCTAACAAATTATGTGACTTGTGTTCTTGTGGTGTTTCGCTTGTGCTAAAATCAACTGTGTCTATGTCACCATGATAATTATCTAATGTAGCTATATAACTGCCTTTGAGACTACCTGCATCTCTCGTATATATTTCGTATGTCATTGATCCTATAAACTGCTTTTGTATGCAGGTTACATTGTAATCCATACAATTCCAAAACTGTAAATTATACAAATCTAAATCTGGCTCTGGTGTTTTTGGCTCACTTACAAAAGCGCTTATTGGTAGTTTGTCGAACATTGCACCGTATTCAGGTAAATATGTTTCAAAATAAAACGCTCTACCGGGCAACGATTTGCAAGAAACCCATATACCTTTTACAAACTTACCATGTCCGTCTTCATGATCACGTAAATATTCTTTTCTAACCCATACTTGAACAGCAGGTAAATTGCATATTAATCTCGACAACTAGTAACCTCTATTAAATCTGAGTCCTTTTGTAGCAGCTCCTCCACCACGCATTTTTATAACCTTGCCACCTTTTTTCATGTATCCCATTTTGTTAACTACATCAGGTCTTTCTTTTTTTAACGCTTGAAGACCTTTTGCCTCTGGTGGAATAGGTTTTTTCATAGTGCCACCTCCTGCCTTCTTTTTAACTTTTGCGTAATTTTCTGGTGACATTCTTGCTTTTGCAAACTTTTTACCACCTCTTTTTACTAAATTATCATAAGTAAACTGAGCATCATAGGATGAAGTAGGCTTACCTCCCTTTTGAACAATATTACTTCTTTTCTTTTTTACAGGAGCTTTTTTTGGAGCAACTTTTGGTGTTTTTTTCTTTTTAGGTAAATCAAGTTCAGGACCTGTGGTAACGCCTTTAATCTTTTTTGTTTTAGGTTTAGTATCTGCAACAGATTTTTTAGGCTTTACTAGCTCAGAAACACCTGAAGTTAAAACAGCCCTGTTAACCATCTGTTGAAATCTTTTAGCATTTGTTGGTGACATACGAGATACGTTAGATCTAGATGTCACTGCTGTACTAGGTTTTTTTACCTGAGTTGCTCTTGGCTTTGTCACTGCCGTAGACCTTAAACTCTTTGGTCTAGGCTTTGGTAATGGCTGTGTTTTGGTTCTTTGTGTATTAGTAACAAGTTTTTGAAATCTTTGAGATGGTTTTAACATCCTTGGTAATTGACTTAAAAATTTTGGTATTCTTGTAAATGGTAATGCACCCATACCAATATTAAGCATGTCTTCTTTTGTTATTCTTCTCTTATTTGGTGCTGTCTGTACATTCTTATCTTTTTCTATTCTGCCAGACATAACATTATAATTAGGGTCATTTATTTTTTTCTTGGCTTCTTCAAGAGTCAAACCACCTGTTTTAATTTTTTTCTTTTTAACAGCCATTATTTTTTCCTCTTCATAACTTTAGATTGAAACTCGACCTTTGAATCAGGTGCTTTTCTCATGTCTTTACCTGATACACCGCTACCTTCTTTCATAAACATTTTTTTCTTACCTATTGATTTTGGTCTTGGCTTAGGCTTAGTCATCATTGGTCTTGGCTTAGGGGTTGGCGTGGTTGTTTTTTTCTTAGGCTTAGATCCTGCAACACCTAAAGCACTAAGTGTAGGCTTTGGTGTTTTTCTTAAACCCTGTGCTGTCTGTGAGGACCTTTTACTTATACCACTTATTGTCTTGCCTTTACCTTTTTTCTTTGGAACCATTCTGTATTGGCCACCTCTTTGCGGCTGTGTTTTAGCTGTTCCTGTTGTTGCTGCACCCACATCTTTTGCAGTCTTTATAACTCTTTTTGCAACTTGACCGGCTCCTTTTATAAGTCTTGCTTGTGGTGTCACAGCGATTGTGCCAAGAATAGCTTTTTCTACTTTACCTGCTCTTCTTCCCTTCTTACGCATGCTTTCAGCTTTTTTCTGATTAGGATTGCCTTTTCTACCAGACATTACATTGTAATCAGGATCAGTAATTTTTTTCTTTGCAGATTCTAGTTTACCGCCATTTTTTTTGGCTTTGACTAACTGTCTCATTTTTCTTCGAGCTTCTTCTGAGCTAATTTTCCCTGCTCTTGCCGCATTAGCTAAATTTTTAAATTGCCCTACTTTAGCTGGACCAGTTCTGTCTTTTCTTATTCTAGTAACTTTACTTGGCAATTTTAACCTCCATAGAATGTATTATAAGGAACAAATCTAGCAGAAGAGCTGTCTTGGTCTTCTCCTGCCGCTAACTCAAACTGAAACTCGTACTCTTGTTTTAAAGGAGCAACTCTATTTGCTACCTCTGGTCTTTTCATAGCAATATAGTATGCCAATCCAGATACAAGGCATGGTGCAAATCTAGGTGGTACAAACGATGTAGTGGTTCCATCTATGCCAGAATCTATGCCATCTATACCAACAATTCTAAAAAAAGATAATGTGTATGTATCTGCACTATCTGGTACAGGCCACATTGTAACTGTTACAGAACCAGCAAGTCTTTGCACAAATATCTGCGTGGGTTTACCTTGTGTATTCTTTGCGCTTTGCTGTGCATATGTTGATACACTTATTCTTGTTAGATTTGTATCTACCTGACTTGTACCAGTGCCAGTTCTAATCTGATGTTCTAATATATCTACAGTATCTGTAGGCATAGTGTATGTTGCTGTACCTGAGCTAAGTGATAATGTGCCAGATGCTATTGTCCAAAGATTTAGTCCTCTGTTCTGCCATTCCATAGTTAATAAATTAAAACTACGTCTGGCGTTTCTTAAGTCATTACCTGTTCTTAATTCTAGTCCTGCTCTTGCATATGCCTCTTCAAACAGGTCTGGTATGTCTGGAACTACTACTGCCATTTATGTGACCTTTCTATAAGCTCTCGTCTTTCGTGCAATCTTCTTTGGCTGTTTAGATACTTGTTTACCTTTTCTAGTTGCCTTTCGTTTAGCAGCCGTAGAGCGGGCGTATTCAGCGGGCGAAAGAGCCTTAATTGCTTTTTCAGGTAAGTAACGCTCGCCTGTTGCTTTTGGCCCTTG